AGTTCATTGCACAGAGTTCTACTAAGGCAGCCTACACTATGTTCAAGGTTATGGGTGACACAGACATGCTAGGTGCTAAAGAACGTATGGCAGCGGCTAAGGATCTTATGGATCGTGCTGGCTTCGTTAAAACAGAGAGGGTAGAGGTCTCAACGTCTGAGCCTGTATTCATTCTCCCAGCCAAGAAGTCCAAGGAAGACTAGATGGCTATCGAGTACAGAGGTGAGAAGTTTGCAGGTTACAACAAACCTAAACGTACACCTAAGCATCCCTCTAAGTCTCACGTAGTGTTGGCTAAAGAAGGTGAGACCATTAAGATGATCCGCTTTGGTGAACAAGGCGCTAAGACTGCTGGTAAGCCTAAAGCTGGTGAATCAGATGCAATGAAGAAGAAACGAGCATCCTTTAAAGCTCGTCATGGTAAGAACATTAAGAGAGGTAAACTCTCAGCTGCCTACTGGGCAGATAAGGTTAAGTGGTAAAAGACTGCTTGACAAACTGATTTGTGTGTGGTATAAAGATGGCAAGGAAACAAGCTCCAACGTTTAAGGCCGAACAAACAGGCCAAACATGGAAGATCCCTAAAAGAGGATTAACAGGTGAGTGGTACCCAGTAGTTCGTGTAGGAAGGCATATACCTTTCGGCTACGAACAAGACCCTGATGACCCTGATATCCTTCAACCTATCCCAGAAGAGCTGGAGATGCTAGAGACAGCTAAGAAGTACTTAGCAGAGTATAGCCTCCGAATGGTAGCCAGATGGCTGTCCGAGCACTCTGGTAGATATATATCACATGTAGGATTGAAGAAACGTGTCAACATCGAAGAACAAAGGCGGAACTCAGCCTCCACACATCGAGTCTATGAAAGGCGCGCGAAAGAAGCCGCGGAAAAAGCCCGTAAGCTCGAAGAAGCCAGAATCGGTGGAGTCGGTACAAGAAACCTCGACACCCGTGATGACAACTCCAGCTCGAGCGAAACCGGAGCCGATTGATGTTAGGAAAGCTCAAGACATTATCTTCGCACCTAACCCTGGTCCTCAGGAAGACTTCCTGGCTTCGAGTGAGCAAGAGGTTCTCTACGGTGGTGCCGCGGGTGGTGGTAAGTCCTACGCGATGGTGGCCGACCCCGTACGTTACTTTAATAACCCTCAGTCTCGTGGGCTCCTAGTTCGCCGTAGTACAGAGGAACTTCGTGAACTTATCTCGGTATCTAAGCAGCTTTACCCTAAAGCTATCCCTGGTATCAAGTTCATGGAAAGAGATAAGACATGGGTGGCTCCAAGTGGTGCTACTCTCTGGATGTCGTACCTAGACCGTGATGATGACGTTATGCGTTACCAGGGTCAGGCCTTCAACTGGATTGGTCTTGATGAGATGACACAGTGGCCTAGTCCGTTTGCGTGGAACTACATGCGTTCCCGTCTTCGGACTACAAGTGCATCTGGGTTACCGCTCTTTATGAGAGCTACTACCAACCCCGGTGGTCCAGGTCACTTCTGGGTTAAGAAGATGTTTATTGACCCAGCTCCAGCTAATACCCCCTTCTACGCTACAGACGAACACGGTGAGACTATTAAGTGGCCCAAAGGTCACAAGTGGGAAGGTAAGCCTCTCTTTAAACGTAGGTTCATTCCTGCTAACTTGTTTAACAACCCGTACTTGTCTGAAGATGGTATGTACGAGGCCAACCTGCTCTCCATGCCTGAGCATCAACGTAGACAGTTGTTGGAAGGTGATTGGAGTATCTCAGAAGGTGCTGCCTTCTCAGAGTTCAACCCTAAGGTACACGTTGTTGAACCTTACGACATACCACACACTTGGGCTAAGTTCCGTGCGTGTGACTACGGTTACGGCTCTATGACAGCAGTTCTCTGGTTCGCAGTCTCTCCCTCTGAGCAGATTGTTATCTACCGGGAACTCTACGTCAACAAGACAACAGCTTCTGATTTAGCTGATATGATTAATGAGATTGAAAGAGGTGAACGTATCCGGTACGGGGTACTCGATAGCTCCCTCTGGCACAACAGAGGTGATACTGGTCCTTCTCTTGCTGAACAGATGATCTTAAAGGGTTGTCGCTGGCGTCCCTCGGATCGCTCAAAGGGATCTCGGGTAGCTGGTAAGAACGAACTACATCGTAGACTGCAGGTAGACGAGTTTACACAAGAACCACGGTTAGTATTCTTCAATACTTGTCGTAACATTATTACAGAACTACCGTCATTGCCCCTCGACAAGAATAACCCAGAGGACGTAGACACTAAAAGCCCTATCGACCACGGCTACGATGCCCTACGATACGGCCTAATGACTCGCCCACGCTCTTCTCTCTGGGACTACGACCCTAACAATCACGGATCTGGCTTCCAAATGTCAGACCCAACCTTCGGTTACTAAGGAACTCTTATGGATATGTTTGAAAACGAAGACCAAGACTTTGAAAACAACATGGAGCAGGCTGAGTCCTCCCATGTAAAGGATATCAAAGAGGGTGATACTACCGATGCTGAAGTTGGTGGTGTCGTTGACTACGTAACTGAGCGGTTTCGTAAGGCTGAGACACGGCGTTACTCCGATGAGGAGCGTTGGGTTCGCTCTTATCGTAATTACCGTGGCCTCTATGGCCCAGATACTACGTTTACTAGCACTGAGAAGTCCCGTATCTTCGTAAAAGTGACTAAAACCAAGGTACTAGCCGCCTATGGGCAGCTTGTAGAGGTACTTTTCGGTAATAACAAGTTCCCAATCAGCATTGATCCTACTACATTGCCCGAAGGTATCGCAGAAGCAGTGCATTTCGAGTCTAATCCAGACATGCAGAAGGCTAAAGAGCCTGAGATCAACCCTGAAGACGCTAAACTGAAGCCAGGTGAGACAATTGTGGACCTACAGGAGCGTCTTGGTGCTCTCAAGTCCAAGTTAGAGCCTGTTGCAGACATATTAAAAGAAGGTGAAGGTAAAACAGCTACTGAAATCACTCTTCACCCGGCTGCTATCTCCGCTAAGAAGATGGAGAAGAAGATTCACGACCAGTTGGAGGAGTCTGGTGCCTCTAAGAAGCTCCGTACAGCTGCATTTGAGTGTGCTCTGTTCGGTACTGGCATTATGAAGGGCCCATTCGCAGTAGATAAAGAGTACCCTAACTGGGATGACGAAGGTAACTATAAACCTCGCTTCAAGACCATGCCTCAGTGTGACTCTGTGTCCATCTGGAACTTCTACCCTGATCCTGACGCTAACTCTATGGATGAAGCAGAGTATGTAGTGGAACGTCACAAGATGTCTCGCTCTCAGCTTCGTGCTCTTAAGCGACGTCCTTTCTTCCGTAAGAACTCTATTGATCTTGCTATGTCCTACGGTGAGTCCTACACTAAAGAGTGGTGGGAGCAGGCGATGGAAGACGATGCACAGGAGACACGCTCTGAGCGTTTCGAAGTGCTGGAGTTCTGGGGTTACGTAGACACTGATATCCTTGAGGATCACAACGTAGACATCCCTAGGGAGCTTAGAGGCTCTGACCAACTTAACGTAAACGTATGGGTATGTAACGGTGAAGTTCTCCGTTTGGTTATGAACCCATTCAACCCACAGATTATCCCTTACTTTGCCGTTCCTTACGAAGTAAATCCTTACTCCTTCTTCGGTGTAGGTCTTGCTGAGAACATGGACGACACACAGACCCTGATGAATGGCTTCATGCGTATGGCTGTAGATAACGCTGCGTTGTCTGGTAACCTTCTCATTGAAGTTGATGAAACTAACCTAGTACCTGGTCAAGACCTGAGTGTCTACCCCGGTAAGGTCTTCCGCCGTCAAGGTGGTGCACCCGGACAAGGTATTTTCGGTACTTCGTTCCCTAACGTATCTAACGAGAACATGCAGATGTTCGATAAAGCACGGGTATTAGCAGATGAGAGTACTGGATTCCCTAGCTTCGCTCACGGACAGACCGGAGTATCTGGTGTTGGTCGTACCGCTAGTGGTATCTCTATGCTTATGTCTGCTGCTAACGGTTCTATCCGTACGGTTATCAAGAACGTTGATGACTATCTGCTCGGGCC